CAAGAGGAAGTTTTTGTTGTAAGAGAACCTGTATTAAAGAATCCTCACACCAAAAGGGTGAGTAAGGACTTGTAACATCTGTAGAAAAAGCTGTTTCCAAAAAATTTAATTTATTTAAACAATATTCTTGGTATATTTTTAACTCCTCTTCAGACATGAAGTTAGGAATTTTTTTATAATTAAAATCTTTTCTTATGACAGCCATGATACAATACTATATCTAGTTCCTTCAATTATAGGTTCTATTCGATGAGGATACAAATAATTAGAGGGAAACATAACAATACTTCCTTTTTTTAATTTAACTCTTTTCATTTCTTCTTTTAAATTTTGATATGCAAATACTAAATCTCCTCCTTTATAGCCTTCATTTAAATTTAATATTAAACTAAGAGTTCTAGGAATTTTTTCTCCAAAGCCATCTACATGATAATCATATTTTTGATCTTTTTCATACTTTAAAAATTCTACCTGACTAAGTCGTGTAGTTTCAATTCGAGGAAACTTTATTTTGTAATGAAAATAAGCTTTATTTATTTCATTATGAACATTTTGAAAAAGTATTTTATCTGATACAAGAGTAGATCCTAAACAATATCCCCTTACATCTCTAAAGTTATGTCCAGCATTCCCTAATGTGCTTCTTTTTTCTGTACACATTTTATCAGCATATTCTTTAAATATAAGACATAAATTAGGATCTATAAAGCTATCTAATACTATTATTCCCTCTTCCAATTTTTCAGATATCATTTATATTTGGACTTTCTTCTTTTTCATAAGTAATATATAAGGTATATTATGCTACAGAAATTAAATTTCAAGCCTGGATTTAACAAACAAGCCACAGAATCAGGGGCCGAAGGTCAATGGACAGATGGAGATTTTGTTAGATTTAGATATGGATTACCAGAAAAAATAGGTGGGTGGAATCAATTAACCTCCGCACAAGAGACTTTACCAGGGCCCGCAAGAGCTCAACATGCTTTTACTAGTTTAGCTGGAGAAAAATATACAGCAGTTGGAACAAGTAAAGGTTTATTTCTTTTTTATGGAGATGCGTGGTTTGACATTACTCCATTAGATAGCGCAATTACAGGATTTACAATTACAACTACAAATGGTTCCAATGTCGTTCGATTTAATAAAGCTTCTCATGGTTTAACCCAAGGAGAATATATTGTTGTAACAGCCGTAACAGTTACAGGTGCTTCTACTTATACCGCATCTGATTTACAACAAACTTACGAAATTATAACTGTAGATTCTGGAGGTGATTGGCTAGAAGTACAGGCATCTAGTAATGAAGGTGGAGCGGGGATGACTGCTGTAGGTGCAGCTACTCTTACTCCCTATATAACAGTTGGACCCACTACTCAGACATTTGGTTATGGATGGGGAACTTCTACATACGGATCGTCAACATGGGGAACAGCTAGCGCATCAAGCGCAGTGGTTCTGGATCCAGGAAACTGGAGTCTGGATAACTACGGTCAAGTTTTAGTTGCTACAATACTTAATGGAAAAACTTATACGTGGGATGCGGGAGCGACAAGTCCTAGAGCCAATAGAGCCTCTACAACAACTAGTGGATTTGAAACTACCAACAATCCAACAGCTTCTATTATGACTATAGTTTCAGATAGAGATCGACATTTATTTCATCTAGGAACTGAAACCACTATTGCTGATCCCACTACACAAGATCCTATGTTTATTAGATTCTCTAACCAAGAAGATTTAAATATTTATGCTCCGACTGCGACTAACACCGCAGGAACTTTTAGATTAGATAATGGAAATGAAATTAGAGCAGCTGTAACAGGTAAAGACTATCTTTTAATTCTAACTGATACCGCAGCTTATTTAGCTCAGTTTGTTGGTCCCCCTTTTACATTTAGTATTAAATTAGTTGGAACTAACTGTGGTTGTATGGGTCAACATGCGGCAGTGGCAGCAGATGGAGCTGTATATTGGATGGGTGATGCAGGTGGATTTTTTAAATTTGATGGTACGGTTAAATATCTACCTTGTTTAGTTGAAGATTTTGTTTTTAATAGTAGTGGAAGTAATTTAGGAATTCAGTATTCATCCAGTAAACTCGTGGCTGCAGGTCATAACAATTTATATAATGAAATAAATTGGTTTTATCCTAAGAACGGAAGTACTCAAGTTGATAGATGTGTTACTTATAATTATGGGGAGGATGTATGGACAACTAGTTCGCTTTCTAGAACGACATGGGTAGATGCTCAAGTATTTACCAATCCTTATGCAACAGAATATACTTCTACAGCTACTCCGGTTTTTCCAGATATTTTAGGAATTACCAATAAATATGGAGCGAGTATGTATTATGCTCAAGAAGAAGGAACTGATCAGGTTAATAGTTCAGGTACTACTTCTATTAATGCTTACATTAGATCTGGAGATTATGATATTACCACAAGAAAAAATATGATGGGTCAATCGACTGGCGTTGCAGATTTTAGAGGAGATGGAGAATACTTTATGTCGGTTAGAAGATTTTTGCCTGACTTTAAATATTTATCTGGAAATGCTAAAATTACTTTATATGTCAATTCTTATCCAGATTCTACAGCCGTAAGTTCTCCATTAGGACCCTTTACAGTTACTTCAACTACTGATAAAGTAGATACACGAGCTAGAGGAAGACTAGTCTCATTAAATATTGCTAATGACTCTACAGGAGAAACTTGGCGATATGGAACATTAAGATTAGACGCACAAGCGGACGGAAGAAGATAATGGCATATACAACAGCATTTGGATTACCACAAGGAGTGGTAGATTATTTGAACGAAGCTTACCCTGACTATAGTGGTATGTTTCCTCCCCCACAAACTTCTCCTGACCCTGATCCTGATCCACCTACTTCAGATGCAGACGCATTAAAGAAAATTTTTTTAGATCAAAGTGGTGAGAACTACACTGTTTATAGACCCGATCCCGCTACACTTCAGCTACCTCTTGATCCACAAAATTTTGCGAGTACGACTAGAGACTATGGATATCCTACAGATTATTTCCCTGAAGAGAAAAAAGGTTTAGCTGGAATACTCGATAAGGCATCTAAATTTTCTGTAATGAACTTTCTTGGTCAGTTTGCTACCGACCAGATGCCTGTTAATGAAACTGGAATTATGCAAAAGGCCTTAAGGCAACAAGGATTTGCTTTAGATAATATTGGAAGAATAGTAGTGAATCCATATGATCCTGGTAATCCATTAAATATTATGGCGGGTTATACTGCGCATCAAATGACCCCAGAAACATTTGATAAAAGAATTAGAAATTTAAAACTTACCGGCGACGCTTATAAACAAAGAGTTGCTCAAATTAATGCAGCTAGAAAAGCATGGGAAGAAGCTAATAGATTGAGAAATATTAGAACGGCGCATCAAAGAAATTTAAAGACTAGAAAAGATTTAGCGGGGACTGGTATCCAAACTAATTTTGATTTAGGCCATGGACAAGCAACTTATGGTGGTCCCGAAGGTGAGTTTGGTGGAGGTATTCAAAGTATCCAAACAGATAGATCAGGGGGAAACATTGGATCTAGAGTAAGTAGCAGTTATAGAGACGATCCAGATACAGGATTATTATAGTGGCTAAAATAACAAATTATATACCGGAACCAAAAGAAGCATACGATGTTAATAATCAAAGACAAATTTTAGAATCTTTGGATAGTATGAAACAACAATTAAATTTTTCATTTCAACAAGATCTTAAAAACGAACAGGATGCTTTTAATTACTTTTTATCATAATGACTATACAGTATAAAAATCAAGGTTTTAAACAAGCCGATGTAAACAAAGCTACAGTGCTTACTTGCCCTACTGATGGAGTCATTATAGTTAAAAGTGTATATTGTGTAAACAACGATGCATCATCATCTATTCTGGTACATATGAATTTAGTTGACTCATCTGACTCAAGCACTGAATATGAATTTTTTAGAGATGATGTAGCTGCTGAGACGCAAGTAAATGCCTCCCCTCAAGGCTTGAATTTAGAAGCAGGAGATGCTATAACTGTACAAGCAGCCACGGGAAGTAATAAAATACAAGGCGTGATAAGTTATGCTTTAATAAATAGAGAGAATGAAAACGGATAACATATATAAAATTAATTGTACTACTATAACTACTTATAGGAATACAAAAACTGGCGAAACTTTTAAAGAAAAGAAAGAAGGACCTGATATAGTTGAAGACGTAGTTGTACAGGTTTCACCTAAAGGTTTAGACTTAATGCAGAAAGTATTAGTAAAAAATGATAATAAGAAATCAGACACCTAAGGGTGGCACAGAATTACAATTTGAATATTTAAAAAAATATGTTGATCCTAAATTATTGGATCAAGTACAGATAACTACATCTGTCCCTGAAAAAATTCCATTACATCCAACTAAAATAAATATTCTCTGGCAGAAGAATTCATATGATCAACCGAATCTGGCACCATGGTTCAAAGATAAAAACAATCATAAAAAATATGACTGGTATGTTTTTAATTCCCATTGGACTTATGAAAAGTTTAGACAATTTTTTGATATACCTACAGGTAGATCCGTTGTTATTAAGAATGGTATAGATAGAATTAAACAAGCTCCTCATTATGAGTTAGGTAAACCTATAAAAATAATTCATCAAAATACTCCGTGGAGAGGTTTAAATATTTTATTGGGGGCTATGCAATTTGTAAAGAATCCTTTAATTACTTTAGATGTTTATTCTTCATGTGAAGTATATGGTAAAGAGTTTTATGAACAAAATGATAAACACTATAAACCTTTATATGAACAAGCTGAAAAATTACCCAACGTAAATTATATTGGTTATAAATCAAATAAATACATCAAAGAAAATTTACATAAATATAATATGTATGTGTACCCAAGTATTTTTGAAGAGACTTTTTGTATATCATTATTAGAATGTATGGCCGCTGGTTTATATTGTATTGTTGATAATTTAGGAGCCTTATATGAAACAGGGGCCGAATTTCCTATGTACATCCCTGTAGATAAAAACTATAAAGACTTAGCTTCTAAGTTTGGATTTGCCATTGAGGCTGCAGCAAAAACATTACATGAAACACAAATAACTAATCATTTAGATTGTCAATCAGCTTACGCTAATTCTTATTATGGTTGGAATAAAATTGGTAGACAATGGGAGACTTTTTTGAAAGGAGCTTTAAATGCAGTATCCAAATGAGCCTATATGGATTAAAGGTGAGGATAAAGAACCAGGGCAATCTTCGAATATAACTAATATAAACCTAGGACGCTCTCCTCATAAGATAATGATATGTACTCCCGTTCATAGCGATGTATCTATGCATTATTGTCAAGCAGTATTAAAGATGCAACAAGAATGTATGAAAAGAAATATATTAGTTAGCTTTACTCTAATGAAATCTTCATTAGTCACACAAGGAAGAAATTTATGTGTAGCAGAATTCTTAAATCATGAAGATGAATATACTCATTTATTATTTATAGATTCGGATATTGATTTTAATTTTTCTACCATAGAAAAAATGTTAGAAGCTGATAAAGATATTATTTCGTGTCCCTATCCCATGAAACAATTTAGTTGGGATAAAGCATGGAGAAGACTTACTCATAAAGAAGGAGCTATTACTGATGCTAATGATTTAGCTAAAGCAGGTTATACGTTCCCAGTTAAATTAGAAAACTCCGCTGAAATAATAGTAGATAAAGGTTTAATTGAAGCCACTCATGCGCCAACGGGATGTATGTTAATTAAAAGAAAAGTAATTACTGATCTTATAAAAGCTCACCCTGAATTAGAGATATTTCAACCCACCAATCTAAATGGTAAAGAAGTTAAAAAAGAAAACTTTTATAACTTATTTGATACATTACATGAACCTGATACTAAACGTTATTTTGGTGAGGATTTTGGATTTTGTCAAAGATGGACAAACTTAGGTGGTAAAGTATATCTATATGTCACAGATTATATTACTCATATTGGGGAATATCAGTATTGTGGAAGATTTTTAGATGACTTAAAACAAGGAACCACACCTTCGAAACCTGTTGACGACTCTAAAAAAATCAAATAAACTGCTATATTCAGGATTTCTATGCCTGCTTTTTTAAACTAAATTTAGACAAAATTATGGTAATATCAAGACAACAGTACGGACTAGGAAGCTTAGTAAAATCAATAGGTAAAGGAGTTAAGAAGTTTGTTAAATCTCCTTTAGGTAAAGGTCTTATATTAGGCGGCTTAGGTATGTATGGAATGGGAATGGGCCCTTTTGGTGCTGGAGGAATGTTCTCAGGTGCAAAAGGTGCAGGTTTTCTTAGAGGAATGGGTGGAGCTTTATTTGGTGGTGAAGGTATTGGAGCAGCAGGTAAGCATGGAGCCAAAACAGGTTTTTTCGGAAAGTTAATGGGTAGTATTCCTGGCGGAGGATTTACTGTAGGAGCGATAGGAAGTATCTTAGCTGCTAAAGGGATGAGTCCACAAGAAATAGAAGCAACTAAAAGAGATCCAGAAAAATTAAAAATATATTTAAGGGATTACTATAGGAAAACAAATCC